GTTACCCCCTATATAGGAGGGCATATGAAAAGCCTTATGTCACTCTGGTCCAAGATAGCGGAGGAATCTGCTATCCAATGTTGCACTAGCGCCAGCCATGACATTAATACGGTCATGGCGCGTGTCGAAGATGAGGGGTTATCGTTCTTGACGATAACCCTGCCATCCCTTGGAAAGGCTACCCAAAAGTGGCTAGACCAAGGGAAGGCCGGTCTCCACTCCTCGTTTTTGACAGAACGAGGAGGAAGTCTCCCCCGATTTCTCGGAGGTTTCTTCAGCCGTGTCTTCGACCGGGGTAGCGGTGTGTTACTCGATGACCCCTGTATAGACTCCATCCAAGCCATTCGTCAATTAACATTGATGTTTGGTAAGATGGAGTTGCGATGTACTCCCGAAAGGGAGCACAAAGCTATACAGAAGTATGTCGAGTGTGAGCAGGAAGTTCGATCATCAGATGCGGAGCTCGAGGAGAGAGATCTCCTCGAATTTGTCTCCATGTCTGATTTGCTCTTTGGAAGTCTATTTTCCAAGATAGATAGAGATATCTATTACGGAAATATTCTTCCTGGGCATGGTCCAGGGTCTACTGCAGATGGACTTACGGGAAACCGTAAGTTCAACCAAGCAGTCTGGACCGATCGACTCCAATCGGTTTTTCCGGTTGGTGACTACACGATCCCAAACTGGAGGTTTAACCTCGAGCTTGAGAAAGTGAGCTTCCTCGAACCCGGTTCGGAAGTGCCTGTAAAGGTCACTCTCGTTCCTAAAACGTTGAAAACTCCCCGAGTTATTGCGATGGAACCGACCTGCATGCAATATATGCAGCAAGGGATTCTTCGCAGTTTTCTTGGGCATCTTGAGGGGGATAACTTCCTCTCAAGAGTTATCGGAATCAGAGATCAAGTTCCTAACCAGGAACTTGCTCTTCGTGGTTCGGTTGACAACCAAACCGCGACACTCGATTTGAGTGATGCTTCCGATAGAGTTTCCAATCAGCTCGTTAGATCTATGGTACATCGATGGCCGCATTTCAGCGCGGCACTCGATGCGACTAGATCACGACGGGCTGTCTTACCTGACGGACGTGTAATACGTCTCGCCAAGTATGCGTCTATGGGTTCAGCACTCTGTTTTCCTGTCGAAGCCATGGTCTTTCTAACCATGGTCTTCGTAGGAATTCAGAGATCGCTTAACACACCACTTAATCGACATGCGATAAATTCGTATGTCGACTCGGTGCGCGTCTATGGGG